AGCCGCAACATTCGTTGCGGCTTTTCTTGGTGCACCATCGGGGACTCGAACCCAGGACCCACTGATTAAGAGTCAGTACCGGGCAACGATACAACGTTTAAATTATCGTTTTACCGTTAGTCTCAGGTAGTCAAAAGTAGTCAGAATGGCTCCGGGATGTAGTCAGTTTGTAGTCAGGCAGTTCCCGCCGTACTATCCGCGGCTGGCGGGGCAGAGTTGAAATAATCGTCCAGTTTGCCGCTTACTTTCAGGCCGTCTTCGGCTTCCAGATGGGTGTAGATGCGGGCCGTCATCTCGATGCTGGCGTGACCAAGCAGCTGCTGGGCGGTGCGCAGATCCACACCGGCGTGGTACAGGCAGGTGGCATAGCTGTGGCGCAGCATGTGGGCGTGCACCGGCAGCAGTGACACCCCCGCCACATAATAGACCCACATCTTTTTATAGGCTGACTGCGTCATCACGCCGCCGTCAGCTTTGGTTACAACGTGCTCTCCCAGGCGCGGGGTGGCGTCCAGAATGGCCCGCAGGCGGGCGGGCACCGGCACCAGGCGGTGGGAAGCCGCGTTTTTCAGCTCCATGCTGGGGTCTGGTTGATTGCCGCCCGCAAAAGTCACTGCCCGACTAATAACCAGTGCCGCCGGGCCGACATCCCGCCATTGCAGGCCCAGGGCCTCTTCCTTGCGCAGGCCGCAGTAGTAGCAGAGCGCGCAAAACACCTTGGCCCGCGGCTCCGCAATGGAGGACAGCAGCTCCTCCGCTTCGTCCTGCGTCAGGTATTTCTTTTGCTTAGGGCGCGCGTGGGTCGTAATGCGGATGCCGTCGGTGGGGTCGTCGCGGATCAGGTGGTTTGCCTGGGCCGTCTGCATGATCTGCCGCACCGTGATCAGCACCTTGTGCTGCAGGGATTCCGACTGCTCCGTGATTTCCGCCATAATAGCCCGGATATGTACCGGCCGCACCTCCTGCAGCTCCATGCATCCAATGTGCTGCATGATGTGCAGATTGTAGGCATCCCGGTACATTTTGGTGGTGGCGGGCCGCAGCCCCTGCTTGTAGGAGCGCAGCCAGATTTTTGCCCACTCGCCCACCAGGGTGTGGTCCCCCACTTCCAGCCCCGCTTCATCCTGCGCCTGCACGGAGCGCACCGCGGCTTTCAGTTCCGCTTCGGTGCGGCCATACACCAGCCGCGTTTTGCCGTTGGAAAGGGTGATCCGCTTCTGGTAGCGGCCATCTGGACGGCGCTTTAATGTTTGTTTGGGCATAAAAATACACCTCCAAGGTATGGGTTGTAAGCTGCGGGGTTTGGCGCGTGGGGCCACAGCCGCGCAAGCGGATGGGGAGCGCCAAACGCAGGCCACGCGTGGCCTGTGACCGCACAAGGCGGTTTCGCCGCAGGCGAAATTACAAGCATTGCTTGTAAAGCCTGCCCGGAGGTGGTACAATACGATTGTCGGGTCGATTGTATCCACTTTTGTGGGCAAGCTGATCTATGAAAACGCTCTCGGTGTTGGCGCACCGGGGGCGTTTTTATTTTGTTCGGGCTTTATCTGGCCACAAAATACGGGTTCGGCTTCATCAAAATCAGAATGATATCAACAATCCAGCCAATGCCAAACAGGCCAATGGTGAGCAGATACAGGATTCCCATGCCGATGCGCCCTTCATAGAATTTATGCGCACCGAAATACCCCAGGAACAGGCACAGGAAAAATGCCGTCCACTTATTGCAGTATTTTCCGCGCACCGCAGTTCTGACGCCCACCGATGCACTGGCGGCTGCCGATGCGCTGGAATTATTGTTATTGACAATATTGATCTGCTTATCCTGCGGCAGCTCCCCTGCCTGTTTGCCGCACTTGGGGCAGATGATGCAGTCGGCATCAATGCGTTCCCCGCAGTGCGGGCAATACTTGCGCTTTACCAGCTCCTGTCCACATTCCGGGCACACACTGGCATTTACATCAACAGCCGCACCGCAATGCGGGCAATGATTTACAGGTTCCATGATTGTGTTCCTCCCTTATTTATTGGTTAAAGTCTACTCCCCTGCACTGCGTCCAGTAGTGCAGGGCTTTTTTTATGTAGTCTTCGTCCAGGTCAAAATATTCTGCCAACTGCCAGGGTTCTGTGTAGCCTGCCCGCATGGCTGTACGGATTTCTTCCGGCGGCAGGCAGCGGCGGAACGCGTCCGCATCGGCGCGGTATTCGTTCTGCTCCACCAGCTGGAACGGGCTGTTTACCTTATGCAGTGCGCCTGTGTGCAGGTGGCCTGATTCATGCAGCATGGCGGTGCGAATCTGGCGCACGGTATGTAACCGGGAAAAATTAAGCCCAACCGCATATGCTCCATGATACCGCACCGTCGTAGCAGCTGCCGGAAGCCTATCAAATGGTATGACATCCACATCATGAACCCGACAATAGCTATAAAATTCTGACGTACTAAACATCAAACGCCTTTCTCGCGACGTTTTCTTCGGGCATCCATAAGATCGAGGAAGTCGCGCATATCTTCTTTTTCTTCCTCGGTCAACTGCTTATAACGATTATAAAATGCTATGTCGGCGTCATCAAGTTTGTCATGTTCGCTGGTAAGGTCAGACATCTGAATACCAAGCCAATCCGCCATACGCTGCATTTTGTCAACACGAGGATACTTTTTCCCGTTACACCAGTCCGAAACAGTAGAGCTGGAGCAGTTCATGTAAGTTGCAAGGTCAAGCTGAGTATATCCTTTGCTATTAAGGTACGCTTTTAGATTTTCAGCGAAAACCATTTTGGCGTTGTCACTCATAAAATCAACTCCTCATGTCGTCATTATACGCTAAAAGCAAAATAAAATCAATATTTTGCGAAAATATTTTCGCTTTTAGCTTGACATATCGCTTTAAGCGAGTATAATAAATTACAGAACGGAGGTGATTCAAAATATGCAGACCCAAAAATTCCCAAAAATTTCTCTTGCAGCTGCGCGTGTAAACGCAGGATTAAACCAGCAGGAAGCAGCCAAAGCGCTGGGTGTCAGCGTTGCTACGCTGCAAAATTACGAATCTGGGAAAACCGTACCTCAATGGGGGACTGTACAGAAGATTGAACGCGTGTACAAATTCCCGGCAGATTTTATTTTTTTATCCGCACATTCGCTTTAAGCGAACGACGAGCAAATTCCGCAGCCCTACCCTGGCAACAGCAGCTAAGATTGCCGACCACTTCGGCGTCCGCATTGATGACCTTGTGGAGCATTCCTAGCAGCTACAACCATTCTACCACAACCCCTGTCCCATAGTCCGGACTTTGAACCGGAAGGGCTGGAAATTTTTAGGAGGTGACCCCATGAACAATGAAAAAAGCCCCCAGCCTGATTGTCAAGGTCAGGCAGGGGCAGAAATCAAGCGATTAAAGCGCAGTGTTTCAATTCTGAGTATCTGCTGTTTCGTTCAGGCTCTCACACTTTGGAGTATTTTCTGGAAGATTGAAAAGATCATCGGATGTATCGAAGCTATTGCACGCGCCCTCAGTATACTTGTTGATTTCCACTTCTGAAGGAATTCCGTTATCCATTTTTTCAATGATTGAGGATAGCGCGTTTTCTACAAACTCCTCGTGCTTATTCGGAAGTACATCCTGAGCGACATCCCTTATAAGCGCTATAAGGCAAAGCACAAACGAAAGGATTTCGAGCACGTCGTGCCATAAGATCTTATCCCCTGGCTTTTTGGCCGATTCGATTTTTTGTTCAACGGTAGATATAACGTCATCAGTAAAAATCGGCTGAACATCTTCGAGAATCTCTGTTGCGGTGCTAACGGGAACAAGGTCATCCGCTTCATGCTGCGTTTGTAAAATGTCCGAAAAGCTTTGCATTGCTGCTGCAACCTGTACCAGCAATGCGTCCACATTCTCATTTTTCCAAATTTCTGCAGGCTCTTGGGCAAAACGTTCCAAGGCCGGCGCCAAAAATTCGCTCGCTTTTTGCATCTGCAGTTCCAGTGCTTGCATCTTATCCGTAAGCCGCTGCAAAGATTCCATCGCACTATTGGGGTACACCGGGTACAGCCTGGAAAGTTCCCCCATCTTTTCTGCAAACATACAGAGTGCATTTGCCAGCGCCTGTACATTGCTATCTGTTACAACAAGGCTATTAGTTTCCATTCTTTTCCCCCTCTCTTCTCTCATTCTACACAGTTGAAACAGAACAAATAACGAATATTTTCAAAGGAGGTCTTTCCCATGACCACCGAAAAAACTTCCCCCTCTTTTTGTCCCACCATCACAGCCCAGACCAAGGACGGTGCCACGGTTGAGATTGGAAGCATCGCTCCCGATTTCAGCGTCAAGATTTTCCCCGGCGTCAACTTTGCTGACCTGGCCCACAATGCCATCCTGGGATCCGAGAACATGCACATTACAACCGGGTGCATTGATTCGCGGAAATTCAGATCCGAGCTTGATAAATGACCGTGTTTACAGTCGGATCACGTTCTGCCTGCGCTTTGATCACAGCTTTCATGCCATTTTCAATCGCCGCAGTAAATGCTTGTCCTTTTGCCAACCGTGCACCCACCTGTTCTTCAAGGCTGATTGGCGCTTTATCGTGAAGGATATCAAAGGCCGCATCATCTTTGCTGGTCATATGTTGCACTCTTACTCTTCCAGTCAAGTCAACCGTTCCAACTGCCATACCGCCCGCGGCCGCACGCCCCACAGCAATAAATTGTGCATTCAGGCGCGGCTTCCCAATTCTTTTGCTTGTCATGATCGCTTGCAAAATTCCAAGGGCATCATCTACCGTTACATTTTTGATGTTCGGGCAAATGGCCTTAAAATCCTGCATGGCTTCCATGGCCGATTCGTATCCCTTGGTGTACCCAATGTAAAGACCTTCGTTGATCATTTGAAATTTAGGAAGATCTTCCCGTATTACGGATTTATCAGCTGCGCTGCATTGCCGCCCATCGCTCATGATCCAGGCATGATTTCCCGTAACTGCACCGATTACAATACTCATTCTTTTCATCCTCTCTTATCGTAAGATTTCTATTTTTTATGGCATTTCTGCCACACATACCAAAGGAGGTGACCCCCATGTTTCCCAATCTTTTTATTGAGCTCAAGCGCAGCAAATCCACCCAGCAGCAGCTGGCAGAGCGCATTGGCATCTCCCACAGTTCCTTGCAGAATAAGCTCCAAGGGCGGACGCAATTCACCCTGAAAGAGATGCGCGACATCCAGGCTGTTTTTGCGGATTGTTCACTTGACTATCTTTTTTCAGAGTACGGCAGCAAGCGCAGTCTACCATAGTTTCCTTTTTTTGCCATCATGTTATTGAGAAGAATATCATGATTCTGGCAATTTGTCAAACATTTTGATGGTTACATTTTGGTTACTTAATTTTCGCATCTATGCAATTTATCTCAGAATCACTTCAAATGCGCCAGAATAACCCAGAATCACTCAGAATGAACTATGACATTTTTTATGAAAGGAGAAATTACCATGACCCTCTACACCGCCGACCGCCTGGCCGAGATGCTGGGCATCCAAAGATCCACCGTGCAGCAGCTTGTGCGGGCCGGGGAGTTTGGACCCACGGTTAATGTGGCGCGCAAACACCTGGTGACCGAAGACGGCCTGGCCGGGTTCATTGCGCGCCGCACCGGCCCTGCGCACAGCGGCCCGGCCCCCGCACCGCAAACCAACTATCACCACCGGCTCAGTGACCCTGGGCCGATCTGAAAGGAGAACGACAATGCCCCAAACAAAAACAGCCGCCCCGGTGCTGCAACACCGGAACGGCCAGACGAAAAAATTCATCACTTGTATTCTACCCCACCTTGCCCGCGTTTGCAAGGTCTGCGCCAATTTTGCTTTGCTTGGCTGCGGGCTGGGCGCGCTGTGCGCCGTGGCCGCCCTGGCCCAGGGCGGAGGGGCGGCTGCAATGGCAGGGCTGGCTGGCTGCCTGCTGGGCGGCTGGGCCGCGATCACGCTGCGGGAGGTGGCGACATGCGCGGAATCGTGATTGACCCCGGCGCAAAGCCGGAACTTTACCGCCTGCCGGACACCCTGCAGGAACTGCAGCGCTTTATGGGCGGGTACGCGCAGCGCTGCCCGATCAGCAACCGGTTTGCCGCGCTGTTTTATCTGCCGCAGGCCGGGCAAAGCCTGCCGACCCGGCATTACAATGGCCGCTGGTTTTATGGGCGGCTCTGCCTTGTGGGCTGGCGCAACGCCCGCATGACGGACCTTCCCATGCCGCTGGCCGAAGAACTGCTGCAAAAATTCACCCCTGTGGAGGTAACGCCATGAACGAGTATGACGCCATCCGCGCTGCCTTTGCCCACAACCGCAAGGACGCCGAACTGCTGTTGCATGAAACCGTGCGCGGCATTCTGGCCGAGGCAACAAGCAGCAAGGTCAAACAACTGGAAAAGATCAGCCTGTGCTACAACGCCGCGGACACCGGCGCCGCCCAGCGCAAAGCGCTGATCAACATGGAGGTAGAAGATTGACTGACCACATGATCTGCCAGAACCAGGACAACCACCTGCTGTACGCCTTAAAGCACGGCAGATTCTGGTTCTGGGACAAATCCCAAAACAAATGGGTGCCCAGCGATTTTGCCGCCCAGCAGTACGCCAAGGCCCAGACCAAAGAGCCTGACCTGACGCAGGAAAACTGGCTGGGGTACTGCTTCGGCATCCTGATGGATGATTACGAGGTGCCGGACGCTGTGGTAAAAGCCCTGCGCACACTGCCCAACAAGGAGGGAACACCATGCAAAGTGAACACGACTGCCCCGAATGCGGATGCTGCTGCGACTATGGTCGCCCCTGCTGCCACGTTGGCGGAGGAAACATCGACCACCCAGGCGGATGCAAACAGCTGCCCGCCGGGCTCCTGCTCCCCTGCGGATGCTTCCGGTGCAATGTCAAACCCGTCCGGTGCCGCAGCTGCCTGTTCGGCAGCGGCGTTTGATTATTCGGGGCTGGATGCCCAAACCGTTACCGACCTGCACCTGGCCGAACAGATGTACACATCGGGACGTAAGCTGGCCGAAATGGGCCTGCGCCGCATGGCTGACGGCGTTTCCATTGCGCACGACGCGCTGTGCGTCACCATTGCGACAAAATGTCGCAATGGTAAGGGGGCGTTTTCCGACAGCGAAAAGACCTTCGGGAGCTGGTGCGAGAGTGTCGGTCTAAACCGCAAAGCGGCCGAGCGGCTGCTACAGGTGGCAAAGCTGTTTGATTCCAGCAGCCCCCGCCAGCAGCAGGTGCTGGAAGAACTTTCCCCTTCCTTATTATACGCTGCCGCCAAACCCAGCGCCCCCGCCGATCTGGTGCAGGCGGTCAAATCCGGCGACATTACCACCCACAAGCAATACCAGGATTTGCTGAAAGAAAACCAGCAGCTGCGCGCCGACCGGGTGAACGCCCTCAATGCCGCAGCAGCCGCCGAAGCCGCCCGCGATGCCGCCCTGGCCGATGTTGACGGCCTGCATGAGCAGAACCGCCAGCTGCAAGCCGCCGCCACCGGCGCCCAGGAAAGCTACCGCACCGCCCACAAAAACGAAGATTCCGCCCTGCGCCGCGCCACCGAAGCCGAACAGCGGGCAAAGGAAGCGGAAAAGCAGCTGGCCGGTGCCCGCCAGGTTGCCGATGCCGCCCGGATGCGTGCCGACAAATACCAGCGGGAAGCCGAAGCCGCCAAAGCACAGCCGGTGGCCGCCGCTGTGGACGAGGATGAGATCAACCGCCGTGCCCACACCCTGGCCGATGAACTGACCGCCCCTTTGCGCAGCGAGCTGGAAGCCGCCAAAGCTGCCGCCGCCACACCGGAACAAATCGAGCTGGACACCCGCAACGCCTATGACAGCCTGCTGCTGGCCGGGCGCGCCATGCAGAACGCCTGGAAGTCCGTCAAGCCGCAGCTGGCCAAGCTGCCGCCGGACACCCGCGCCGGGGCCATCAACCAGCTTACCAACACCCTGACTGAAATTCAAACGGAGGCAATAAAATGTCTGTAAAAATTGCGGCTCTGGAAGCCGAAAACGTAAAACGCATCAAGGCGGTTGCCCTCACGCCCTCCCCCACCGGGCTGACCATTGTGGGCGGCAACAACAACCAGGGCAAAACCAGTGTGCTGGATGCCCTGGCCTGGGCCCTGGGCGGCGAGAAGTTCCGCCCTACCGCCGCTGTGCGGGACGGTGCCCTTGCCCCGCCCCACCTGAAAGTGATTCTGTCTAACGGCGTTGTGGTGGAGCGCAAGGGCAAAAACAGCAGCCTGACCGTGACGGACCCCACCGGCCAGCGCAGCGGCCAGCAGCTGCTGAACGCATTTGTGGAGCCGCTGGCGCTGGACCTGCCCCGCTTTATGCAGGCCAGCGATAAAGACAAGGCCGACACCCTGCTGAACATCATCGGTGTGGGGGATGCTTTGACCGGCCTGGACCGGGAGATCAAAGCCCTGTACGACCGCCGCACCGTGATCGGCCAGATCGGCGCCCAGAAACGCCACGCCGCCGAAGAGCTGACCGAATACCCGGACGCCCCGTCCGAACCCGTTAGTGCCATTGAGCTGATCCAACAGCAGCAGGAGATTTTGCTCCATAACGCCGACAACCAGCGCAAGCGGATGAAGTTGGCGCAGCTCGAAGAACAAGAAAAGCAGCTTGGCCGGCGCGTACAAGAGCTGAGCCAAGAGCTGGAAATGGTTGAGCACCAGCTAACCGCTGTACAACAGGATGTGCAGGATGCCACCAAGACCGTGGCCCAGCTGCAGGATGAATCCACCGCCGAGCTGGAGCAGAGCATCCGCAATGTGGAGGAGATCAACCGGCAGGTATCCGCCAACCTGGCAAAATCCAAGGCTCAGGACGAAGCCGAGCGCTATGCGCAGGAATACACCGCCCTGACGGAGCAGATCAAGGCAAAGCGCACCGCCCGCATGGACCTGCTGAACGGCGCAGACCTGCCCCTGACCGGCCTGGGTGTGGAGGACGGCAGCCTGACCTACAACGGCAAACACTGGCAGGACATGAGCGGCAGCGACCAGCTGCGGGTGGCCACCGCCATTGTGCGCCGCCTGAACCCCGACTGCGGCTTTGTGCTGCTGGACAAGCTGGAACAGATGGACCTTGCCACCCTGGCGGAGTTCGGCAGCTGGCTACAGGCCGAAGGATTACAGGCCATCGCCACCCGCGTTTCGACCGGCGGGGAGTGCCAGATCATCATTGAGGATGGCAGGGTAAAAGACGCCGAGGAACCACCCGCCCCCAAAGCCTGGACGAAAGGAGCGTTCTGAAATGAGCAAATACGCAATCACATCCGGCACCATTGCCGCGCCGGTCAAAACCGTTCTGTACGGGCCGGAGGGCATCGGCAAAAGCACGTTTGCCGCCCAGTTCCCCGCCCCGGTATTCATTGACACCGAGGGCGGCACCAAGCGGCTGAACGTTGCCCGCCTGCCCGCGCCCACCAGCTGGGCCATGCTGCTGGATGAAGTTGCCGAGGTCAGCCGCGGCAATGTGCCCTGCGGCACCCTGGTGATCGACACCGCCGACTGGGCCGAGCGGCTCTGCATTGACGCCGTCTGCGCCCGCGCCAAGGTCAAGGGCATTGAGGATTTCGGGTACGGCAAGGGCTATACTTACGCGAAAGAAGAGTTCGGCAAGCTGCTGGATGCCCTGGAAGAGGTGCTGAACACCGGGCACAACGTGGTGGTTCTGGCCCATGCTGCCATCACAAAGTTTGAGCAGCCCGATGCCGTTGGCAACTATGACCGCTGGACCATGAAAACCAGCAAACAGGTAGCCCCTCTGCTGCGGGAATGGTGCGACATGCTGCTGTTTGCCAACTACAAAACCGTGGTAGAAAAGGCCGGCAGTGCCCCCAACGCCAAGAACAAGGCCAGCGGCGGGCGGCGGGGTCTCTACACCAGCCACCACCCCTGCTGGGATGCCAAAAACCGCTTTGGTCTGCCGGAAGAACTGCCCTTTGAGTATGCCAGCATCGCCGCCTGCATCCCGGACCCGCACCCCGGCGCAGCCCCCGCGCCGCGCCCCATCATGGCAGAGGATGCCCCCGCCCCCAAGCCTGCACCGGTGCCGGTTCCCGCTGCACCTGCTGCACCGCCTGCCGTGCCTGCCGGGATCTCCGCCAGTGATCTGCAGGCGCAGGGCGTGCCGACCGCCCTTGCCCAGCTGATGGCCGCCAATAATGTGACCCCGGCGGAACTGCAGACCGTGGTCGGCCAGCGCGGGTACTTCCCCGCCGATATGCCGGTCAAGGATTACCCGGCTGATTTCGTCAGCGGCTGCCTGGTGGCCGCCTGGCCCCAGGTGCTGGAGATGATCTGCACCAACCGCGATGTACCGTTTTAACAAATACAAAGGAGATTTACCCATGGCTGAATATATGAACAACATGCCGGATGCTGCCCTGGACTGGGACAGCGAGGTTACCAACGAACAGCGGGAATTTGTGCTGCTGCCTGCGGGCGATTACCTGTTTACCGTGCAGAGCTTTGAGCGTGCCCGCTATGAGGGCAGCGCCAAGCTGCCGCCCTGCAGCATGGCCAAGCTGACCATTACCATCCATGGCGGCGACAAAGGCGAAACCACCGTCACCCACCGCCTGTACCTGCACACCAAGACCCAGGGCCTGCTGGGCGCCTTTTTTGAGAGCATCGGCCAGTGCAAGCGCGGCGAGACGTTCCGCCCCCGCTGGAACGAAATTGTCGGTGCGCAGGGCATGTGCCGCCTGGGCGTGCGGGAATACACCAAGCAGAGCGGCCCCCACGCCGGTGAGACCGGGCAGGCCAACGAGATTGAAAAGTTCCTGCCCCGCCCCGAACCCACCGCCGCCCCCAGCACCGGGTGGAAGCAGGGAGCTTTTTAAGTTAGGAGGTAGGAAGTAGGAGTTAGGAGTTTATGGTGTGCGCTAACGCGCACGGTTTGAATATCAGGCTTTTCATAATTTCAAAATTGCGGCGCAAGCTGCTTCTTCAACTCCTAACTCCTCACTTCTCACTCCTCACTAACACGGAAAGGATACTTATGCCCAACACAAACTCTCTCCCCTTGCGCCCCTATCAGCAGCGGGCGAAGGAACAGATCCATACAGAGTGGGAACAGGGGCGGCTGCGCACGCTGCTGGTGCTGCCCACCGGCACCGGCAAAACCATTGTGTTTGCTGCCGTGGCCGAAGACCAGGTGCGCGCCGGGGACCGGGTGCTGATCCTGGCCCACCGCGGCGAACTGCTGGAACAAGCCGCCGACAAGCTGCAAAAATCAACCGGCCTGGGCTGCGCGGTGGAAAAAGCCGAACAATCCTGCCTGGCCAGCTGGTACCGCGTTGCCGTTGGCAGCGTGCAAAGCTTGCAGCGCCCCCCGCGGCTGGAAAAGTTCCCCCACAATTATTTCAGCACCATCATCATTGACGAAGCCCACCATGCCGTGACCGACGGCTACCGCCGCATTCTGGACTGGTTCCCCGCGGCCAAGGTCCTGGGCGTAACGGCCACGCCGGACCGCGGCGACCTGCGCAATCTGGGCGAGGTGTTCGACAGCCTGGCCTATGAGTACAAACTCACCGATGCCATCCGGGACGGCTTTCTGTGCCGCATTATGGCGCAGACCATCCCCCTCAGGCTGGACATCTCCACCGTGGGCATGTCCGGCGGGGACTATGCCGTGGGCGAGCTGGGCAGCGCCCTGCACCCTTATCTGGACCAGATCGCCGCCGAGATGGCGCACTACTGCAAGGGGCGCAAAACCGTTGTCTTTCTGCCGCTGATCAAAACCAGCCAGAAATTCCGGGATACCCTGAACCGCCACGGATTCCATGCTGCCGAGGTCAACGGCCAGAGCACCGACCGCGCCCAGGTCCTGGCAGATTTTGACGCCGGAACCTACAACGTGCTGTGCAACAGCATGCTGCTGACCGAAGGCTGGGACTGCCCCAGTGTGGACTGCGTTGTGGTGCTGCGCCCCACCAAGGTGCGCAGCCTGTACAGCCAGATGGTGGGCCGCGGCACCCGCCTGCACGAAGGCAAAAAGGACCTGCTGCTCCTGGATTTCCTCTGGCTGACCGACCGCCACGAGCTCTGCCGCCCGGCCGACCTTGTGTGCGAGGACCACGCCGTTGCCCGGCAGATGACCGATAACCTGGCTGCCGCCGCCTGCCCGGAGGACGTGGAGGAAGCCGCCCGGCAGGCCGCCGAAGATGTGGTGGCCCAGCGGGAGGAAGCCCTTGCCAAGCAGCTGGAAGAACAACGCCGCAAGCGCGCCCGCCTGGTTGACCCGCTGCAATACGAAATGAGCATCCAGGCTGAGGATCTGGCCGGTTATGTGCCCGCCTTTGGGTGGGAAGCCGGTCCCCCCAGCGCCGAGCAAACCGCCGCGCTGGAAAAGCAGGGCATCTGCCCTGACGCGGTGGAATCCGCCGGCAAAGCATCCCTGCTGCTGGACCGGCTGAACAAGCGCCGGGATGAGGGATTAACCACCCCCAAGCAGATCCGCTGCCTGGAAAAATACGGCTTCCAGCATGTGGGCACCTGGAGCTTCAACGCCGCCAAGCACATGATCGACCGTATCGCCGCCTGCGGCTGGCGCGGCACCCCCAAGGGCGTGGACCCAAAGACCTATATGCCCTCTGCGGAAACAACCCCAATCTTTGACTTCGGATGGTAAACGGAATGGACAATGCAAATGATCTCAAGGAAGCCTTGGACTTTATCTCCCCGGCAAACTTGACCTATGAGGAATGGGTCACAGTGGGCATGGGGCTGAAAGAAGCCGGGTTCCCTGTTACCGCATGGGAGCAATGGAGCTCCCGCGATGGCAGCCGGTACCACAAGGGCGAATGTGCCCGCAAGTGGGAAAGTTTCCGCGGCAATCCCAAACCGATCACCGAGAACAGCATTTTCGACCTGGCACGCAATCACGGCTGGCCGGGCCCCGCCGGGCATGAGCTGGACTGGAACGACGCGATCTGCGCCCCCGGCACCCGGCCGGACGGCGTTGTGGTGGATACCCGCTGGCTGGATGTGCAGGAGCTGAACATTCCCGAACAATGGGACCCCGTCGACCAGCTGCGCCGCTACCTGCAAGCCCTGTTTGAGCCGGAGGACCATGTGGCCTATGTGACCGAAAGCTACCTGCGGGATGACCGCTATGCCCCCACAAAAGGCTGCTGGGACCGCACCGCCGGTCAGCTGATGGACGAGCTTGCCCGCTGCGGCGGGGACATCGGCGCTGTGGTGGGCGATTACAACCCCGCCGCCGGTGCCTGGATCTGCTTCAACCCCGTGGAGGGCGGCCGCAGCAACAACAATGTGACCGACTACCGCTATGCCCTGGTGGAATGCGACAACATGGAGCTGGAAAAGCAGCAGGCCATTATCCGCCAGCTGGAACTGCCCTGCGCGGCCCTGGTGTACAGCGGCAGCAAAAGCCTGCACGCCATTGTGCGGGTCGGCGCGCCGGATTATACCGAGTACCGCCGCCGGGTTGACTACCTGTACGCTGCCTGCAAGAAAAACGGCCTGACGCTGGACGAAGCCAACCGCAACCCTGCCCGTCTATCCCGCATGCCGGGCATCCTGCGCGGCGGCAAAAAGCAGTACCTGCTGGAAACCAACACCGGCAAATCCTGCTGGGAGGAATGGAAAGACTGGTTTGAAGCCTGCACGGACGACCTGCCCGATACCGAAAATCTTGCCGATGACTGGGCCAGCCTGCCCCCGCTGGCAGATGCCCTGATTGAAGGGGTGCTGCGCCAGGGTCACAAAATGCTGCTGGCCGGGCCCAGCAAAGCGGGCAAAAGCTTTGCCCTGATCGAACTGTGCATCTGCCTTGCCGAGGGTGCCCCCTGGCTTGGCCGCTTTGCCTGTGCGCAGGGCAAGGTGCTTTATATCAATCTGGAACTGGACCGCGCCAGCTGCCTGCACCGCTTCAAAGATGTGTACGAAGCCCTGCACCTGCCGCCCCGGAACCTTGCCAACATCGACATCTGGAACCTGCGCGGTGCCTCCGTCCCCATGGATAAGCTGGCTCCCCGCCTGATCCGCCGGGCTGCCAAGAAAGGCTACCTGGCCGTTGTGCTGGACCCGATCTATAAAGTCATCACCGGCGATGAAAACAGCGCTGACCAGATGGCCAAGTTCTGCAACCAGTTTGACCTGGTCTGCCGGGAACTGGACTGTGCCGTCATCTACTGCCACCACCACAGCAAGGGCGCGCAGGGCGGCAAGCGCAGCATGGACCGTGCTTCCGGCTCCGGTGTGTTTGCCCGTGACCCGGATGCCATGCTGGATATGACCGAGCTGGTTCCCACCGATGCCATCCGGGAGCAGCTGCACAACAAAGCGGCCTGCGCCGCAGCCAAAGCCCTGCTGGATGCCCGCGGCCATGCCGATGCTTACGGCCCGGACGATGCCCTGAGCCGCAGCCGGATGCTGGCCATTGCTAAGGAACACCTGCCGCTGCCCGATCTGCACCGCCTGGATGCAGACACCGCGGCCGCCATCAAGCGCGCCGATGCCATGACCGCCTGGCGCATTGAGGGCACCCTGCGCGAGTTTGCCCGCTTTGACCCGGTCAACCTCTGGTTCGACTATCCCGTACACAAGCTGGACAGCGGCCTGCTGGAGGACCTGCAGCCAGAAAGCGATTACAAGCAGCTTGGCTCCCGCGGTGCCGCAAAGCGCTGGGGAGACAAAGATACTGCCGCCAAAAGCAAGCGTGCCGAACTGCGCACCGCCTTTGAAGCCTGCACCATGGATGGTAAAGTGACCATTTACAGCATGGCTGAATACCTGAACCTGAAGCCCGATACCGTGCGCCGACGCCTGAAATCCGACGGCGGATTTTGGATTGATGGCACCAGCGTGGGGCTGAAAGAGCCCGGAAGCAACGGATAACATTTCTTATATTTCACGGAAAATAGCCGCTATCACAAATCCGTCCGAGCTTCCGTATTTCGGAAAATAGCCGCTATCCGTACCAAATACGGACGGAAAATAGCCTTATATATATAGTAAAAATCCGTCCGTGTGTTGGGGTATCCCAGAGGATGGGGCGTACACAGCCCCCATCCCTCCGGGAACCCACCCCAACACGTTGGCCACAAAAAAAGAACGAGGTGAAAATACATGCAATTTTTTATTCCCATGCAGCCGCCCACCACAACCCACAATGCCAAGCAGCTGCATGCCTTTATGCGCGGCGGCAAGCCCTGCGCCGTGTTGCACGACAGCCCGGAGCTGAAAGCCACCCGTGCCAAGCTGCACGCCTACCTGGCCCCTTATGCACCGCCTACCCCCTGCAGCGGCCCGGTGCGGCTGTTGGTCAAGTGGCTGTTTCCCACTGACGGCCGCCACAATGACGGCGAGTGGCGCACCACCAAGCCCGATACCGACAACCTGGAAAAAGCCCTGAAAGACGAAATGACCCGCCTGCACTTCTGGCGCGATGACGCATTCGTGTGCAGTGAGGTGGTTGAAAAGTTCTGGGCCGATACCCCCGGCATTTTCATCAAGGTGGTGGAATTATGATGCCTGTTTCAAGCGGAATGCGGTTCGATGCGGAAAACAGCCGGTGCATCCCTGCCGAACGGATGACGCCGGAAGAGCTGCGCCAGCTGCACCGCCTTGCCATTGAGCGCCGCCCCGAAGCCTGTTTTGGCTGCGGGCTGGAACATGATTGTTTTGTGTATGGGCATGGATGTGCCGTCATCCGCAAAGCATTGCGGCTGTTGGGAGGTGGGGCGGATGCCTGTCTTTGATTCCAACTGTTTCTACATCATCCAATGCCTGGCCCTTGTGTTTCTCGCGGCCCCCTGCGTGCTCTTTGCGGGCGGCATGCTGATCTGTGTGCTGGTGTGGTGCGGGCTGCGCATCACCCGTGCGCTGAACCTGCGGCTGCTGGGCCTGCCGCGGTGCGGGCGCTGCCGCTACTGGGCCACTGTGCAGTGCCCGCTGTATGGCCGCAACACGCCGGATGATTTTTGCAGCCGCGGCGAAAGGTGGGGCGACTGATGGACATTCTGCTTTCGATTATCGGCAGCGCCGTTCTGGCCGCGCTGCTGGCCGCCGCCTACACCGCCGGGCTCTGCGCCGGAAAAGCCGCCGCCCACCTGGACGAGGACGACGAACCGAAGATCTACATGGATCATACGCATGGAGGTGAGGATTGATGCCGAAATATTCCGATAAGCCCTGCGCCCGCTGCGGCAAAATGATGCTGCACGCCTATTGCAGCCAGCGCTACTGCAAAGCCTGTGCCCCGCTGGTGCGCAGCGACGATGCTATCATCAGCCGGGCCAAGCAGCGCAGCAAACGTGCCATGAGCGAGATTGCCCGCGTGAATGCTCTCGCCCGTGCCCTTGGCCTAACCTATGGCTACTATGTAGCCCTGCACGAGCCGCGGAAGGGGTGATGCCGATGAGCAGGCCGCATTATGGCTGGTGGGGATATGTAAAAGATATCATCCGCCGCTATCCCACTCTTTGCGAACAGGAAAAAGCCCTGCACGAAACCTGTATCAGCCCCGATCTGAGTGGTATGCCCCACGGCTCCGGTACTCCTACCGACCCCGTGGCCGATGCCGCCCTGCGGGAACTGCCGGAGATCAACCGCCGGGAAATGGAAGCCGTGCGCCAGGCCATTGCCGAAACCCTGACCTTGGATACCGGCGAAGAGCGCATTCAGGTGATCCGGTGCGTTTTCTGGAACAAAACGCATACACTGGAGGGGGCAGCAATGAAGCTGCACCGCTGCAAGCGAACCGTCACCCTGTGGCACGGGGAGTTTATACGGTGTGTAGCCAAGTATTTTGGGCTAATATAAAATTATACATTTTGCTCAAAATCATGCAGTTATAATCCAAGTATATTAGAGGTGTTTGACATGAATTTTTTGTTGAGTTATAATGAAAATAATTATTTATACTCTTGGAAAGGGGCTGTTCATGTGAATTTGGATGTTATACTGCAAAATCTCAGTAAATGTACACGGTATTCCCTTCTTGATGAGGTCTCAAATTATCTGTTCTATATCGACGATGATGTTTTTTATGTTGCTCCCTCTTTTAATGAGATAAAAACAGATAATAAAATTTCTACATTAAACCCTCGTTTTATTCTCTTCTCAGCCCCCGGGGCTACCGGAAAAAGCTGTCTTGCCAAGTACATAGCCCATAAATACAATGCTATTTATTGGGATACATCCAAATTAAAGCTTGGTGAAAACACATTCGATGGAAGCCTTCTTAATATGGTTGGTCCTGCAGAATATTCACGTTTTACAACGGACCTGCGTGAAGGACGTGCAGCACTCGTGATTGACGCATTCGATGAGGCCGAGGCTATTTCAGGTCGTACTGCCATCCAACAGTTCATTAAAGATTTAAACCGTTGCATTGACGGCGCCGTTTCTCCCTGTGCTTTTCTATTTTCTCGTACTGAAACTGCTCAATTTATTGCTTCTTTATGCGCTGAAATCAGTATTCCCTTCCTTCATTATGAGATTGGCTTCTTTGAAGAAACACAATCCCTTCAATTTATGGAAGGCCAACTCTCGCGGTTAAAAAAGGCAAACAACCCTAATGTGTCGGTTACCGCAGCTGAACGAGATTGTATAAAAAAATACTACGATGCCATTCAGCAAAATATTTCCACGAATGAAAGGGCATCCTTCCTTGGCTATGCTCCAGTTCTTCAGGCCATTTCCTCTGAAATCAAAGAGACCAGCAACACGGCTTCTCTTATCAGTAAGCTTTCCGGAAAAAGTGATTGCACTGATATTATTATTCAAATCATGCATACACTCCTCGACCGTGAACAAGAAAAAGTTACCGAGGCGTTTTCGAATAAGTGTAAACACGAGCACCCTGAATTTTCCGATTGGAAAAACGTTTACTCTGCTGAGGAACAGCTGAACCGTATTGTGTCATATTTATTGTTTAGAGACACTAAATATGAAAACTACCAAAAAGTATCTTTACCCCCTCAACTTATAGACGATTATCAGTCTATCCTTGATGCCTTTTTGCCCCAGCATCCATTTATCCAAAACTTCATGAAGGATTTGTCATCTCAGGGTGAAGGACTTCATTTTACAGGTCCCGCATTCAGAGACTATACTTTAGCAAAACTTATCTTAGATCCTGAAAGTTATACCACTGCACAAATGTATCTGGATGAAACAGGACATGACAATTCGTCTCCTTCTCCTATCTTTTCCGATTGCTACTTAAATATTTGCCAGGGAAAGGTTTATTCAAGCCATATTTCCTATGTATATGAATCTTATCGTTCTAAGGCACATGCATTTGAAAAAGCTTATCTACAATATATCGAACAATTGGATATAGAAGGTAATGTATCCGAGGGAAATGTTATCCTTGGTATGATTGCATCCAAAAATGCGCCTAAGCATCCCGACTTAGAGTTGAATATGATTATGGATTCACCCCAGAATCCTGAATTGTGTTTTGAAAGGATGTCTAATATTAGTTTGGATGCTCCTAATGTCGTTGTACGCATCGGACGCAGCGGTGTAGATACATCTATCCACAATTCACAAATTGTCTGCAAAAAAATCATTTGGGATACATCTCATCTTCTTATTGAGGCAAAAAATCCCACGGGCTGTTCTATTTGCACTAAAGATGTCTCTAGCGGTAATTCACCTCGCATTGAAATTGTTTGTGCCGAAAAGCTCAATATCTCGATGCCTGATATTACACATTATTATAAGTTTCTTCCCTTCAAGTATGAGTTTGAAGATCCCAATTCTATCGACATTCTGAAATTCACCCATGCGCTTCGGTGTATTCTCGTTGAATTCCGAACGCACAGCAAAGACACTTTGGCCAAACATATCGAACGTATCGATAATGTTGTGGTTGGGAGTAATCCCATAAAACAAAAGGTTCTTGCATTTATGAAGGATACGGGTATTATATATGAAGAATCACATCTATATAAGGTAAACCCTGCTAAAATGCAAGAATGTAAAATCAGTTTCATTGGATTATCCAATATGAACTTCGGTCAATTAGAAGAAGGGTACGAAAAGTTCAAAGCCTGGGAATCAAGTTTGCATTAAAAAGCCAAAATTCCATGCTATAATACCATCATCAAAAGCCGTAAGGAACGGGGCGACCGCCTTACGGCTTTTGTATTGTCATTTTATCCTCCCCATTTCAGCCAGACGGCCATGCCCCGTCTGGCTGTTTTTATGCCGCGCAGCCGGCCCTTTGGCAGGGGCGCTGTGTTCCCAAGCAACGGCACAGCAAGGGTGCAAGGCCCTTGTGCGGCCCCACTCCCCGGCACCCGGCAAAGGCTCACACATTTTACTCTCTTTCCTTTTGTCCGTGCGTGCCGGGGTTCTTTAATATTCCACCCCGCCCCAACCCGGCGGGGTATTTTATTGCAGAAAGGCGGTGAAACATGGCATACAAACGCAATCCGGTCGGGCGGCCCCCGAAGTACAAAAGCGTGGAAGAGATCCAAGGCAAAATTGATGCCTATTTCACCGCCTGCAAGGGGCACCCCCTGATGAACCCGGATACCGGCAAGCCGTTCCTGGACAAATACGGCCTGCCCATTATTGTGGATGCCAAACCGCCGACGGTAAGCGGGCTGGCCCTGGCGCTGGGGTTTTCCTGCCGCCGGGACCTGAACGCCTACCAGGGCAAAAAGGAATTTTGCACCACGATTACGCGCGCGAAGGCCCAGTGCGAAGCATACGCCGAAGAACGCCTGTTTGACCGGGACGGCACCAACGGCGCGCAGTTCAGCCTGCGCTGCAATTTTGGCTGGAACGACAAACCCGCCGAAGCACCGCCCCCGCCCACTGATGACGGCTTTTTGACCGCAATGCAGCAGCAGGCGCCCGAAGCCTGGAAGGATGGTGCGGATGAACCCGGTTAAGCCTGCCGCGTTCCGGTTCCGGCCGTTCAGCCGCCGCCAAAAGCAGGTGCTGACCTGGTGGTGCAGCACCTCCCCCATGCAGGCGGCGGACGGGCTGATCGCGGACGGGTCCATCCGCTCCGGCAAAACCGTTTCGCTCTCCCTCAGTTTTGTGCTGTGGGGCATGGCGCGCTTTAACGGCCAGAACTTTGCCCTGTGCGGCAAGACCATTGCCAGCCTGCGGCGCAACGTGGTGGGGGTGCTCAAGCAGATGCTGACCGCCCGCGGCTACACTGCCGCCGAGCGCCGGGGCGACAACTTGCTGATCGTGACCCGCGGGGCCGTGACCAACTATTACTACCTGTTCGGCGGCAAGGACGAGGGCAGCCAGGACCTGATCCAGGGCATTACACTGGCGGGCGCGCTGTTTGACGAAGTTGCCCTGATGCCGGAAAGCTTTGTAAACCAGGCCACCGCCCGCTGTTCTGTGGACGGTTCCAAGTTCTGGTTCAACTGCAACCCGGAGGGGCCGGAGCACTGGTTCTACAAAAGCTGGATTTTGCAGGCCCGCGCCAAGAACCTGCTGTACCTGCACTTTACGATGGATGACAACCTGAGCTTGTCCGAGCCGATCAAGGCGCGGTACCGGGCGCAGTACACCGGCGTGTTTTATGAGCGGTACATCCGCGGGCGCTGGGTGGTGGCCGAAGGTCTGGTTTATCCCTTTGTGGCGGCCAACCCGGATGCCTACCTGCTGCGCGGGCCGACCGCCGGGATGGATGGCCGCTTTTTTGTCTCGATCGACTACGGCACCCACAACCCGTGCAGCATGGGGCTGTGGTGCGTGCAGGCCAACCGGGCAGTGCGCATCAAGGAAAGTTACTACAACTCCCGCGAGGTCCAGCACCAGCGCACCGATGAAGAGCATTACACCGCGCTGGAAGAGCTGACCCGCGGTTACTATGTGCAGGAAGTGGTGGTGGACCCCTCCGCCGCGTCCTTTCTTGAAACCATTCGCCGCCATGGGCGGTACATGGTGCGGGCTGCCGCCAACGATGTGCTGGACGGCATCCGGGTCACGGCCAGCCTGCTGCAAGCCGGGCGGGTGCAGATCCACGAAAGCTGCACAGATGCCCTGCGGGAGTTCAAAACCTACTGCTGGGACGACAAGGCCCCGCAGGATGCCGTCATCAAGGAGAACGATCACGCCATGGACGACATCCGCTATTTTTGTTATACCGTGCTGGCCCGCGAATACCGCTGGGCGGATTGGAGGAAGTGAAGATGTTCCAAAAGCTTTTGCGCTGGCTGCGCGCCCAGATCGGCACGCTGTTTGGCGATGCCCCCGGCGCAAACGACATTATCCTTTCCGGCCAGATGGAAAATGCCCTTGCCCTGTGGGCCCAGATGTACGAGACGGGCGGCCCCTGGTGCACGGCCAAAAACGACCTGCACAGCCTGCACATTGCGGCCAGCGTGGCGCGAGAGTTCGCCCGGCTGGTTACGATGGAGCTGAAAGTCAGCCTGTCCGGCTCTTCGCGGGCGGACTATCTGGCAGAGCAGCTGGCCCCGTTTCTGGACAAGCTGCCCAACTACACCGAGATTGCCTGCGCACTGGGAGGGGCAGTGTTCAAGCCCTATGTTTCCGGTGACAGGCTGCTGGTGGATGTGGTGCAGGGGGACTGCTTTTTCCCCACCACCTTTGACACCACCGGCCGCCTGACCGGGGCGATCTTCTCCGAACAGCTCAAGCGCAAAAACACGATCTACACCCGCCTGGAGCGGCACGAATACGCCGCTGGGGTGCAGACCATCCAAAACAAAGCGTTTGCCAGTTCCAGCACGGCCAGCCTGGGGCAGGAGATCCCGCTGGTCGATGTTCCGGAGTGGGCCGACATTGCGCCGGAGGTGCGCATTGAGGTGGAACGGCCGTTATTCGCCTACTTCCGCATTCCCCTTGCCAACCGCAATGACCGGCACAGCCCGCTGGGGGCCAGCGTTTACGCCCCCGCTGTAGATACCATCCACGATGCCGACGAACAGTTTGGCCGCCTGCTGTGGGAGTACGAGGGCGGCCAGCTTGCCATTGATGTGGACGCTGCGGCCCTGCGCCCCACCGGGGACGGTGGGTTCCAGATGGACCAGCGCAGCGGTCGGCTGTACCGCGGCTGCATGACCGGCAATGTGGGCGAACAGACGCTGTTCAATGTGTTTGCACCCGCCCTGCGGGATGAAGCCTATCTGCGCGGGCTTGACGGCATTTTGAAGCGGATCGAGTTCCAGTGCGGCCTTGCCTATGGCACCCTGAGCGACCCCCAGAATGTGGACAAGACCGCCACCGAGATCATGGCAAGCAAGCAGCGCAGCTACTCCACCGTAAAAAGCATTCAGCACGCGCTGCAGGTGGCGCTGGATGACCTGCTGTACGCGATGAACGCCTATGCCGACCTGTACCAGCTGGCCCCCGCAGGCAGTTACACCGCCGTGTACAACTGGGACGACAGCATTGTAAATGACCCCAGCGAGCGCAAGCAGCTGTTCTGGCAGTATGTGCAGGCGGGCAAGTTCCCCATGCAGCGCTACCTGACCGAGTTTGAGGGCTACAGCCAGGAGGAAGCCGCCCAGATCGCGGCTGAAATCAGCGCCGAGAACAACGCCGACGAAACCCTGACCTTTGCCCCGTGAGGTGATGCCCCATGCTGACCCCTGACCAGCTGGAAGCCCTGCCCCGCCGTTTTGTGCAGCTGTGGCAGCAGGTGGAAGATGACATTTTGCAGGACATTGCCCGGCGCATGAAAAGCCTGGGCGAGCTGGACCCGCTGACCCCAACGGCCATATGGCAGGCATGGCGGCTGGCCGAAACCCGCGCGGTGCGCAGCAACACCGTTGCCACGCTGGCGAAGTACACCGGCAAAAGCCGGGCGGAGATCAAGCGGCTGCTGGAAACCGCCGGGGCACAAACCCTGGCTGCGGACGATGCCGTTTATACGGTTGCCGGGCTGGACCCGCCGCCGGTCAACCAGTCCCCTGCCCTGCTGAACCTGCTGAACGCCGGGTACCGCCAGACCTGCGGCACCTGGCAGAACCTGACGGCTACCACTGCCAACACGGTGACCGGCGCGTTTGAGGACCGGCTTTCCCGCGCGTGGGGGCTGGTCAGCACCGGAGCCCTGGATTACAACACCGCCATCCGCCGCGTGGTGGATGACCTGGCGGACACCATGCCGTACATCACCTACCCCAGCGGCCACACCGACACGCTGGAAGTAGCCGCCCGCCGTGCTGTACTGACCGGCGTGAACCAGACCTGTGCGAAATTGCAGCTGGCCCGCATGGAAGAGATGGACTGCGAGTTTGTGGAAGTAACCGCCCACGAGGGGGCCCGCCCCACCCACGCGGTGTGGCAGGGCCGGGTCTACCACCGCGGCGGCGCTGTGGTGCAGGGCGGTGAGCGGTACGAGGATTTTGAAGCCGCCACCGGTTACGGCACCGGGCCGGGCCTGTGCGGCTGGTGCTGCCGCCACAACTTTTACCCGTTCTACCCCGGCATCTCCGTGCGCAACTACACGGACGAACGCCTGGCCGAGCTGGACGCCCGCAATATTCCCTATGGCGGCGGACTGTACACCAAGTACGAGATCGCCCAGATGCAGCGGGCACTGGAACGCAAGGTACGCCGGTACAAGCGCCGTTACCTGGCCGAAACCGCCGCCGGGGTGGATGCCAGCCAAAGCGCCGCCAAGCTGAAAGCCGCCCGGCAGCAGCTGAGTGCCTTCCTGGAGGAAACCGGAGAGCGGCTGGACGGCGCAAGGGCGGAGGTGCCGGGCTTTGGGCAAAGGGAGGCGAAACAGGCGGATGAGGCGGCAAGCGCCTTGCAATCCGTACAAAACAATGCTACACTGAAAGAAATCAGCCTGGGGTACAAGGAGATTACCATCCAGAGCATTCAGCGTATTCAGCCGTTTGCCTGTGAGACGCTGGACGCTGCGGGCAGCCGCGCCCTTGCCAACGCGCACAAGAAGCTGCTGCTGGAAGCCCGAAAGGTTCCGCTTGGGATAGAAAAGGCCCGCTGCTATGGGCTGGATATGCAGCCGCTGGGCGGTTACAAGGAAAGTTCTGAACCGGGAACGCCTGTAAAGATCAAGGTTCCGAATGTTGACTGCATTGTAATACACTCGCACCCCAGTGGGCTGACGTTTTCACCCGATGATTTACGCGCCTTTGCTAAACATACATCACTCAAGCTGCTTACTGCGGTGGGCAATGACGGAAACATTTTTGCAATCGAGCGTACTGCAAATACCAATGAAATAGCTCTTCAGTTGGCCGCGTCAGAATTGAGTGATGCCGCAGACAAAGCAAAAACTAATGAGCAAGTTTGGAATCTCATGAACGCATTTTTTGAGGAGGTGCAGCAATATGGCGTGCATTATTACGCCGGAAAAGATTGAGTATATGAAAAACTATCTCAAAGAGCACCCGATTGACCCGCAGTATGATGAGCCTGAAGGTTATATTGTGCTTGACGGAAACACCCCACCTTCTCAGCTGGCTGCGCGCGGATATTACGACATTCTGAAAAAACTGGGTGAACTGCCTGAATAACCCCTAAACATTCAACCACGATGCACCTGCACCGTGGTTTTTTCATGCCTGCTTGCCCTGCATGAGGGGAACGCGGGCACTTTTTATACCCTTTTGCCCGGTTGCGGCAGGGCTTACACAGCCGCACAGACGGTGACGGCAACCACCTAAAAACGCCTATCTGACACCCTACACAGGAGGTAACACCCATGAAAACCGAAGATCTCAAAGCCCTTGGCCTGAATGATGAGCAGGTGCAGCGTGTGTTCGCCATGAACGGCGCGGACGTGAACCGCGAAAAGCAGGCCGCCGAGACGGCCAAAGCCGAACGCGACGCCATCCGCACCCAGCTGGACGAAGCCAACACCAAGCTGAAAGGCTATGACCCCGACTGGCAGCAGAAAGCCACCGACGCCCAGAAAGCGGCTGACGCAAAAGTGGCCGAGCTGCAGGCAGGCTATGCCGCTCAGAATGCAGCTGCCGGGCTGCACTTTACCAGCGCCAGCGCAAAAAAAGCATTTATGGCCGACCTGGCCGCCAAGAAACTGCCCCTGCAGGGGGACAGCCTGCTGGGCTTTGACGACTTTGTAAAGACCTACCGCGAAAATGACCCCGGCGCGTTTGCCGCCGATACCAAGCCCGCGCGTATTGTGGCCAGTGCTACCGGCACCCCGGCAGCCGCCACCGGCCGCGAAGAAGCAAATGCGGCGATCCGTGCCGCGTTTGGCAAATGAAAGGAGTATAACCCATGCCCAATGTTATTGATCGTTCCCGCGCTGAAGCCCTCATCCGTGAGCAGGTCGTCAGCACCATTTTTCAGGATGCCCCCAAGCAGAGCATTGTGATGCAGCTGGGCCGCAAGCTGCCCAACATGACCAGCAAGCAGACCCGCATTCCGGTGCTTTCCATGCTGCCGCTGGCCTACTGGGTCAACGGTGATACCGGCTATAAGCAGACTTCCCGCCAGGCGTGGGAAAACGTCTACCTGACCGCCGGTGAGCTGGCAGTCATTGTCCCCATCCCCGAAGCCGTTCTGGCCGATGCTGAGTTTGACATCTTGGGCGAGGTAACCCCGCGTGTCAACGAAGCCATCGGCCTGCGGGTGGACCAGGCCATTCTGTTCGGCATCAACCGCCCGGCAGAGTGGCAGAACGACATTATCACCGTTGCCCGCCAGGCCGGCAACAACGTTTCCGGCGGCATCAGCTATGATTCCCTGCTGGGCGAAAACGGACTGTTTGCCAAGGTGGAGGATGCAGGCTACACCGTGGATGGCGTTGTGGCTGCCATGGGTGCCAAAGCGTCCCTGCGCGGCATCAAGGACACCAACGGCCAACCCCTGTACAAGAGCGATATGCAGGGCACCACTCCCTATGCCCTGGACGGCGCGCCGATCTACTTCCCGGAGAACGGCAGCTTTGATACCAGCGTTGCCCGCATGGTGGCCGGCAACTTTAAGCAGCTGGTGTACGCCATCCGCCAGGATGTGGACGTCAAGATCCTGGACCAGGCCGTGATCCAGGACCCCAGCACTAAGGCCATCATCTTCAACCTGGCCCAGCAGGACATGATTGCCCTGCGCGTTACCTTCCGCATGGGCTGGGCTATGCCGAACCCCGCCACCCGCATGAACGAGAACCGCGTCAACGTGCCCTTTGCCTACATTGACGCCGCGACCGCCTACACCGACCAGACTGTGACCTTTACCGTCAAGGATAATGCCGAAAGCTCCCCCAATGCCATTGCCGGTGCAGCTGTCAATGTGAACGGCTCCATCCGCCTGACCGGCACTGACGGCACCGCCGTGTTCCACCTGCGCGCCGGTGAATATCCCTACAGCGTCAAGGCAGACGGTTACCGCCCGCAGACCGGCACCGTAACGGTTGCCGCAGCCGCCGTGCCGGTTGCCGTCACCCTGCCTGCATCCAAGTAAGGGGGCTGCCATGTATGCTGATTTTACCGACTATCAGGGCGCCTACTGCGGCACCCTGATCACCACCCAGGGGCAGTGGATGCCCGCCGTGCGGGAAGCCTGCGCTTATCTGGACAGCATCACCTTTGGCCGCCTGAAGTGCGGGGCACCGGTGGATGACACCGTAAAGCTGGCGGCTTGCGCGCTGGCGGATGTTGCCGCCCGCTACCAGGCTGCCAAGGCCGATGAGCGCAGCCGCCCCGGCCTGGCAGCCTTTAACACAGACGGCTACAGCGAAACGCTGAATACTGCCGCCCTGACCGCACAGTACACGGCAGACATGCAGGCGGCCGCGGATATTTACCTGCCGCGCAGCCATCCGCTGCGCTATGCGGGCCGGGATGGGAGGTGCCGCCCTTGTACGGCTGTGACCAGACCGTGACCCTGACCCACCTGCACTATGACGGCGATGCCGACCGGGACGTGAAAGAAGAAACCACCCTGACCGGCGTGAGCTGGTACGGGCAGGCAAAGACCGCCGTGGATTCCACCGGCCTGCACGCGGCGCGGGTGTACAAATGCCGCATCCCGGAAAGCGCCGCCCCCGCCGGGCTGGACATTGCCCCCGGCGACAAGATCACCTGCGGCACCGTGACCGCCACCGTGCTGGCCGTCCACGACAACCGCGGCCACCCCGCGCCGCACTGGTATGTGGAGGCAAGCTGATGGGACTGAAATATGATGCCCGCCTTGACCTTTCCGCCCTTTCGGATGCCCTAGAAAAACGGGGGCTGACACCGGGCGGGAGGGTGCAGAAGGCGGTGGACGAAGCGGTGATCCGCTATTGTGACCCCAAGGTGCCATTCCGCACCGGCACCCTCAAGCACAGCGCCATCACGGCAAGCGCCATCGGGGACGGCATGATCGTGTACGCCACGCCCTATGCGCGTTACCTGTACTATGGCGAGGTGTACGGCCCCAACATTCCCATCTTTGAGGGCGGCGAGCTGGCAGGCTTTTTCAGCCCGCCCCACAAGTACCCTACCGGCCGCCCGCTGACCTACAACGGCGCACCGGACCGGGGCGCTTATTGGTTTGAGCGTGCCATGGCCGAGCACAAGGATGACGTCATCCGCGAAGCCGCCGCCCTGGCAGGAGGAAGACCCGGAAGATGAACGTACTGGATGCCACCCGCGCCTGGATGCGTGCACAGTGCCCGCTGATCAACAAGCAGGACCTGTTCAACGCCAACTACCTGGGCGCAGAGCCGACCGAATACACCCTGCGCACGGCCAGCGAGAGCCACCGCACCGACGTGCTGGGGTACGACCTTGCCGAATACAACCTGACCTTTGTGGCGCAGCTGCCGTTTGGACGGGAGCTGAAGCCCAACCTGGACGCAGCTGATTTTTTCGCCGCGCTCTCCGCCTGGATCCGCGGGCAGGAGCGCACCCACAACTACCCCGCTGTCAGCGGGTACCGCGTGACCAAAATCACGGCATCCAACGCCGGTGTGCCCACCGGGGCGGATGCCAACGCGGCCCGCTATCAATTACAAATCAAACTCTATCTTGAGGAGGAATAACCATGGCAGAAGCTGCTATCAACCTGACCGCCGGCCAAAAAGCTGACCGCAAACTGGATATGATCTTTGTGAACGTCGGCGGTTCCGGTACTGAAACCTGGGAACTGCTGGGCCGCGGCGTTGAGGACGCAAGCGTGGAATACAACCACGACACCGACACCGTGACCGACATCCTGGGCATTACGGACGTGAACGTGAGCGCCGCAAAGCCGGAGCTTGACCTGGACCCCTGCACCATCCGCGGCGGCCAGAAGCTGAGCGCCAAGCTGCTGGACATTGAGCGCCGCAACGCTGTAAGCGAGCTGAGCATGTTTGATGTGCTGCACGTCCACTGCTTCCTGGGGGCTGCTTCCGGCTCCTTCACGGCGGAAAAACACACCGGCTGCACCATCGTGCCCCAGAGCCTGGGCGGCTCCGATTACGTCGGCATGCCGATGAACGTACACCTGTCCAACAACAAAACGCTGGGCACCTGCACCATTGCGGCCGGCGTGCCCACCTTCACGGAGGAATAACCAATGGAGCTGAACATTGACCGCGGCTTAAAAAGCTATGACGTCAAGGATGCGGACGGCACCCTGATCGGCACCATCCGCTTCAACCCCTCCGACATCGGCCTGGCCGGCCGCATGGAGGAAGCCCGCGCCAAGATCGCCGAAATTACGGCCGCGCCCGTGACCGGCCCCGAGGATCTGGTGGAGTGGGACAGGCAGGTGCGCCACTGGTTTGATTACATCTTCGGCACGCCGGTATCGGATGTATTCTTTGCCGGGGTATCCAGCCTGGCTTTCTGCGAGGACGGCAGCCTGGTGGCCGAAGCCGTGCTGGATGCCGTCACCCCGATGCTGACCCAGGCGGTGGAAGCCGCCGCCAAGGCCAGCGCGGCCCGCATTGCCAGGCACGCGGACGCCTACCAGGGCAGCACCGCCGGGCTGGCCCCGGAGCAGCAGTGAGCGGCTGGAAGCTGCCCACCAGCGTGACGGTATGCGGGCAGGAGTTTGCCATCCGCAGCGACTACCGCGCCGTGCTGGATGCCATCTCCGCCCTGCGTGACCCGGAGCTGAGCCCGCAGGAACAGACCCTTGCCTGCCTGGAGATCCTGTACCCGGATTGGAAGCGCCTGCCGGACCTGAGTGCAGCAGCCCAGGCGGCCATGGTGTTTATCAACTGCGGCAAGCCGGTGGAAGCCGCCGTGCCAAAGCCCGCCCTTGTGGACTGGAACACCGACGCCGCCATCATGGCACCGGCAGTGGACAAAGTTCTGGGCTACAGCTGCCGCCGCTGCGCCTACCTGCACTGGTGGGAGTTCATCGGGGCATTTGGCTGCATCGGGGACGGCCAGTTTGCGCAGGTCGTCTCCATCCGCAATAAGCGCCTGCACGGCAAAAAGCTGGACAAAGCCGAGCAGGAATTTGTGCGCAACAATCCCGATCTGGTCACCCTGCCCAAACACAAGCTGACCAGCGCGGAAGAAGAATTTTTCAAAAGTCTGGGGGTGTAATGTTTGGCTGATGGGTCGATCATTCTGGATACCAGAATCAACAATAAAGGCGCCTATGCCGAGCTGAAAGAGCTGCAGGCCAAGGCCAAGAGCACCGCCCAGCAGGTTGCTGCGCTGGACAGGCAGATCAATACCGCAAACAGCAAGCATCTGGCGCTTGGGAAAGAGCTTTCCGATGCCCAGAGCAAGGCGGAATCCACGGCGGCAGAGCTGGAAAACGTGAACGAACAGCTGGACAGCTTTGTAAAACGCCGCGCCGAGATTGAGAAGCAGCGGAATCCATTGCTCACCCCGGAGACAGCAAACCTGAAAGCCCAGGAGTTTGTGGGCCAGCATTTTGCCAGCGACGCGGCCAAAGCGTCGGAGCTTCAGGGTGCGCTGGACAAGCTGCAGCAGTCCATTCCCGGCCTGACGGCAAAGTATACCGAGCAGGAAAGCGTTCTTTCCGACCTGCAAAAGCAGCACGCGGCGCTGGCCGCACAGCTGGCGACCGAAGAGCAGGCGGTAACCCGTCAAAGCAGCCTGGCGGGGAAAACCCAGATTGCCGCGACTGCCGTTGCGCGGACCTCCAAGGCTGTGGGGCAGCTTGGCCGTAGACTTGCAGGTATTGTGTCGGGGGCACTGGTATTTAACCTGATCTCCTCCGCCCTGCGCTCCGTGGTAAACGTGATGGGAACCACGATTGCCAAAACAAACGGGGTAAGCACCGCGCTTGGCAAGTTAAAGGGTGCCGCAGCCACTGCTGCCGCAGGGCTGGCTTCCGCGCTTTCCCCTGCGATTATCGGGTTGCTGAACCTTCTCACCTCTCTGATCAACGGCTTTCTTCGTCTGCTTTCTCTCCTGACCGGGAAAAGCATCTCCAGCATGAAGCAGACCGCCAAGGGGATCAACGCCGTTGGCAGCGCCGCCGGATCCACCTCCAAGCAGGCCGACAAGGCCAAGCGCAGCCTGGCCGGGTTTGATGAGATCGAGCGGCTGGATGCCAAGACAGGGAGCAGCGGCGGAGCAAACTATAATTTTGATCATATTGCCAGCCCTCTGGGCGGGATCACGGACAAGCTGAAGAACTTTTGGAGCACCTTCCAGACGCTGCTGGCCCCCAGCGTTGCCGCATGGAGCGCCGCATGGGAACAGATACGGAACGCGGCCAGAGCCGTCTGGCCGGAGGTTCAACAGGCAGCGCTTGCTTTTTGGAACGAGGGGCTTTCCCCACTGCTCACCTATCTGAGCGGCACGTTTGCCCCTGGTGTGATCAATGCGTTTTCGGAAGCGTTTGCCCCCATTGTGGGCGGTGTTGCTTCCACTGCCATTTATGTCCTGGCCGACCTGTTCACCTGGGCATGCGGAATTGGCACGGACGCCATCAATGGTGTGCTGATCCCTGCGCTTGACCTGCTTTTGCAGATCTGGCAAGACCTGATGAGCGGCATCAAAACCGCCTGGGATACTTACGGGCAGCCCCTTATGGACGGTGTGATCCTTGCGTTCCAGAATCTGGAGGATCTGGCCACCCTCCTGTGGGAAACCATTGTCAAGCCAATCCTGCAGAACCTGATCAGCGTTCTGCAGCAGTTGTGGTCCTCCCATCTCAAGCCCCTGTGGGATGACATTCTTTTGCTGGTGGCAAGCGTTGCCAACTGCCTGCTGGACCTGTGGAACAACCTGCTGGC